AGACGAGATTAGCTGCCTTTTCTCCAATAAAAAACAATGTCTGCATACCAAGGACCATACGCGGCGTTCTACATGATTCAACACACGCCAGAAAAACCAAAAGAAGATGATCAGTGCATCACCTGCGTATGCCAACCGCAGGAGTGTCATTGCCCAGAGCCGTGTCCTCATTGTGACTGTGGAGACTGCCATTGTAAGCAGATGTACAAAAAACAAGGGAGATACGGATAATGGCTAAATTTGGACCGTATGAAATACAAACAGAAGATTTGGATAGGCAACTAGAGCGTATTCTCCAGTCACGTAGAAACCCCGGAGCATATCTAGAGCGACTAGATAAAGCTGCTAAAAAAGAAGGGGCTACTAACGCCCAGCGTCGAAATCTAATGAAGATGATAGGGAAGCGTTTTGACACGTTTGTAAAAAAAGCTGATAAAGGTTTTGTAAATTACAGAAAAGACGCAGAAGAGGGCAAGCTTTCTAAATACGAAAAGGTTAAAGACCCAAAGGCTGTAGAGGCGTACCGAAAACGGTTTAAGGCTACCGCTGCCTCTCTCATGGATGACATGATGAATCCTGAACCCTCTCAAGAGGGAAAACCCTATGGGGGCAGCAAAGAGCTAAAGGAAACCACTCGTAGAACTATTAGAGGCGCTGGTGAAGTTCAGGACTATAAAAGGCGCGGCGGTCAAAAGAAAGCTGGTGGTGGTAAGGTATATGCCATGAACCGTAGAATGGGTGGACCTATTCGTAAACCACGGATGAAGTAAAATGTCCGCAAAGGAAGAACTAAGGGAAGTCTCGCAACAGCTAAGAAAAGCCTCCAAACTGCACAAGCAGCAATCAGAGAAGGTGGCAGCGATTAGCCGTAAGGAGTACGCAAAGGGAGGAGGAGTCAGGAAGCCTGATGTGATGCCCAAAGGCAAGGGAATGAAGCGACCGACTAAGCAGGGCGCTGGCATGACCGAGAAAGGCATTAAAGCATATCGTAAGGCTAACCCCGGCTCCAAACTGCAGGGCGCTGTTACTGGTAAAGTAAAACCCGGTAGCAAAGCTGCGAAGAGACGTAAGTCCTTCTGCGCTCGTTCTGCAGGACAGATGAAGAAGTTTCCCAAGGCGGCTAAAGACCCGAATAGCCGTCTGCGTCAGGCTAGAAAAAGATGGAAGTGCTAGCCCAACCTTAGTAGAGAGTAGTATGGCTTATTTAGCCTCGAACATCCCACACTTTAAGTGCTGGGTGCGTAAAGAGTTTACACATAATCACGTAGAGTATGAGGGCGAGTACCTTCATGCGCTAGCCATAGCAGTAAACACGATACCGGACAGGTGCCTTAGTTTTAACGTAGTGTTTACTGGCTGTGAAGAAGAAGAGAACATTCACGGCGGGGCTATGTGGGCTAGAATGCCCATCACAGCATTAGTCGCTGATAGTATTCTTGAAGAGTGGCCTGAGAAGATGCCCACTCACTTTGCACAACCTTGGGACTGCTCCTCCAGAAATCATGCAGTCTTTAGCATGGACAGAGTATCGTCTAGCCCTTGGATGTGTAAGATAGGGGGAGAGTTTTATACAGGTCGGTATATGTTCACTGTGGACTACACCGACAGTCACATTTCAGACGACCCAGCGCAGCACAAACAATCGCATGTGCTAGAGCTAATAGACGCAGGAGAGTTTACAGGGAATATAGTTGCTCTCCCCAACAACAGGGTACGGGTTACAAATCCTGCTTTGTGGGTTACAGGCGAAGGTCCACCGGACTTTGTTCCTAGTCAACACATACACAGCGCAGAGATTAATGATAGTTACATGGACCCCAGCATTACATTTGATAACTTATACGCAAAGGATTAGAACCAATGGCTGCTAAGAAGAAGACTAAATACATGGCTAAAGGTGGCAAGACCACCAAGGGCATGGCTAGAGGCGGTGCTATGAAAAAAAGCAAAGGCATGGCTAAAGGCGGTAAAAAAACTAAATACATGGCTAAAGGTGGCAAGACTACTAAAGCTATGGCTAGAGGCGGTGCCGCAAAGAAAACTACTAAGGGTATGGCTCGTGGCGGAATGGCGCGTAGAACGGGTATGAATGCTCGTGATGTAGACATGATGGCGCGTGGCATGAGAATGATGGCAAAGGGTGGACCCGTAACCGCAGCGCAGAGGAAAAACCTGCCTCCTAAGCTTGTAAAAATTCTTGAGCAGAAAAGTGGCAAAAAGAAAACCTGATCCAAAAAAAGGAACAGGCAAAAAACCAAAGGGTTCTGATCGAAGACTTTACACGGATGAGAACCCCAAGGATACTGTTAGTATAAAGTTTGCTACTCCTGCAGAAGCAAGAGCGACCGTTGCAAAGGTAAAAAGAATAAACAAACCTTTTGCAAGAAAGATACAGATACTAACTGTAATGGAACAACGTGCAAAGGTCATGGGTAAGACACAGGTTGTTTCCATAGCTAAAAAAGGAAAAGAGGCGATACGCAATGCCAGCAAAAAAAGCAAAGCCAAAAGCAAAAAAAAGTAGCAAGTCTCCTACGCCTAAGAACAAAGCTCTGTACGCAAGAGTGAAGGCAGAGGCTAAACGTAAGTTTAAAGTCTACCCCAGCGCATATGCAAACGCTTGGTTAGTCCGCACGTACAAGAAACGGGGCGGGACTTACTAATGAGCCTCAAGGAGTGGTTCGGCAAAGGCCCCAAAGGGGACTGGGTAGACATTGGTGCGCCAAAGAAAGGCGGCAAGTTTCAGGCTTGCGGTCGTTCTTCTGCATCTAAATCTAAACGTGCCTACCCCAAGTGTGTGCCGCGCTCCAAGGCCAAGTCCATGACGGCAGCGGAAAGAAAGAGTGCCGTTGCTCGTAAAAGGGCCAAGCCACAAGGCGTCGGCGGTAAGCCGACGAATGTCGCCACGATGAAGAGGAAGAAGTCAGTGAAAAAGAAAAAGATGCAGATGGGAGGCGTAGTGGGCAACCCGGATATGTCCGCAGCCATGGGCGCAGGTACAATGCAGCAAACTCCCGGCCAGACCTACATGAAGAAAGATAAAGGCGATCTCATGTCAGGTATGTATGGTGGAGGTATTGTTTCTGGTATAAAAAATATTAAAAAAGAATATGCAATGGGTGGAGGAGTACGCAAAGTACGTTACTGATGGCACAGGAAGGACTTTTACCCACCAAAAAGAAAAAACGCCAGCTAACAGAAAAACAGCTTGCGTATCTTGATGCACTCATGGATAATGGTGGCAACAACGCTGCAGCTTTACGTGTAGCAGGTTACTGTGAAACCACTGGTAAAGCAGTCATGAACTCTCTAGCTGATGAGATTGTAGAGAGGGCAAAGAACATGTTAGCCGCTAACTCTGTAAAAGCAGCGGCGGGTCTGGTGAACGCACTAGACGATGACGGAACTATCCCACGCGCTGAACAACGTATCAAAGCAGCGGAGTCTATTCTCAATCGAGTAGGGGTAGGTAAGCACGATAAGGTTGAACATAATGTTACTGCTTTACACGGAGTGGTTCTTCTTCCGGCGAAGTCGGGGCAAGTGGACCCTGTTATCATAGACCATGAATAAAATTTATGTAGAAGTTACACTATCACGAACCAGAAAACCCTTGAGCTATCCCTGCTATATTCGTGGCAAGGGTAAGTTTTACAAAAGCACTGAGATAAAACTTACAGAAGATTTTATGACACGCGCTTTTGCAATTGACCGTGGAATTATTCCTAGCAACCAAGAAGCATACGAATGGTGATTTGCTATGGCTAGCCAAAAACAAGAACTAAAGCAGGCTGTCACCGCTATCAGGGATGGTTTAAAGTATCAGATTGATCAGTCTGAGAAAGCACAAGAGACGGCTTTTACCGCTCGTTCACGGGACATTGGTATTACTAACCCTGATATAGAAAAAGATATAAGCAGAGAGCAGCTAGCAAAAGGTGCTATGGGGGCTGCTTATATAGCCGCAGATTACTTTCTTAACCCTGAAAAGTATTCTGCCAGAGCGTTGAAGGACAAGGCGTCCAGAGATGCGGTAAAAGAGATTGCCCGTCAGGGCGAGAAGTTTGTTAATCGCCAGCTACCGGAGGGTCTAAACCTCAATCTTGATTTTAAGGGTATGGGCCTTGAGGAAGCTCGGCGCAGACCACCCGCTGTAGGGGCGAGATATGAAAGACCTGTTGATTTTGGAAGAGTAAAAGGAACAGCGGGTGTTCGAGGCAGGTACGACCCGGAAAGTGGCGAAAGCTATATTGGAGCTAGATTCACAGGTAAGTTTGCAAAGGGAGGCAAAGTAAAACCATACGCCAAAGGCGGTGGGGTTCGTAAACCAAAGTTAAAGTAATGGCAACAAAGAAAAAGAAGACAAGCGGCAATAGTAAAATAGTATTTCATAAAGGTAAAACTCTTGGACGATTTAGATCACCAGAGCGAAGGCACAAAAAGAATATCCGAAGAAAGCCCCCTGCCTTTGGTTGATAAAGCTGACGTAAGAGAAGAGCCTGTCAAGCGCAAGCGTGGCCGTCCCAAGTTAGCCGAGGGCGAGAAGGGTAACTATCGTCTCTCTGCAAAAGAAAGAGCAAGACGAGCTTCTGCCGCTGCGGTTCGCAACGCGGATAGGGCAAAGAAGAAAGCACAGAAGAAAGCATCTAAGGC